CTAGAGCAGCAAATTTCCTAGATATTAGTAATGTATCATTTATTTCTTATAACACAGTTGGTGTTAAAGATTTACACTTGTTTGAGTATAAAATTATAGGGTTTGATAAGATAGTTGATTTTGATGGTCACCATATCATTACATTCAAGGCTGAGGTTACGACCAATGGTGAATCAACCTATGAGAAATATAGAAATGAAGATTTAGACAAACGATACGAAAATAAAGAAGAGCGGGATTAATTAAAATTACATGGCAAGAAAAAAAGCAGTAGAAAAAGAAGTTGAGACACCTAGGTTAAGCCCAACCAATATAATACTACCAACAAAACATAGACTTAAATGTAAAAATCAAAAACAAAAGGTCTTTGCGAATTTAATAACTGATAAGGAAATAGTCTTAGCAACAGGACCAGCGGGAGTTGGTAAGAGTTACATTGCAATAGCTAGAGCAATCGAACTACTACAAAACAGTTCAAATCAACACAATAAGATTGTAATCATTAATCCAGCTGTAGAAGCTGAGGAAAAGTTAGGTTTTATACCAGGTTCGGTAAGAGAGAAACTTGACCCACATGTTGCACCATCAATTGATATTGTAGACAAGATAGTTGGTTCTGGTAAAAGAATTGACTTAGAGAACGCTGGTATTATCGAAGTGGGTGCCTTAGGCTTCATTAGAGGTAAGACAATCGACCATACCATACTTGTTATGGAAGAGGCACAGAATATGTCACCAAATCAAATGAAAACACTTTTAACTAGAATTGGTACAAGTACTAAGTTCATCATATCTGGTGACCTTGACCAATCGGATAGATATAATAACTATCGAGACAGTGGACTTTATGATGCAATTGATAAACATGGTAAGTTAGATGAAATTGGTGTTATCGAATTTAATGAATCTGAAATTGTTAGAAATCCACTGATTAGTAAGATATTAACTAACTATAAAACACCACCTAAAGGTAATCAAGTACAAACTAAAGATACTGACGAGTTAATGAGAATCGCTAGTGATGTAGCCGATAAATATAAACCTAAACCAAAGAATAAAAAGAAATCTAAACTATATAGAAAAATAAATATATGGTTTAAGAATAATTTTAAATGGTAGGGTTTACTTATAACAATATTATAATATAATTAAGATATGGCTAGAGTAGGAATAACACTTAACGAGGTTCTTAGGGACTTTATAAGTCAATTCGCATATACGTATGAAAAGTACAGAGATACGGGAGTTGATGAGGATGGGAAGACGATTAAATTCGGTCTTAAGGAATACCCAATAACGGATTTTAACCTTATGAATCACAAGTTAGTTGATTTTGAAAGTGAAATAGCGATGAAGAAGTTCCTTTATATGGAGGCGGCTTTAGAGATTTTTGGTCATGCTGACCAGACACATAATAATATCATGACCCACTTTAATAATTTCTTAATGGAAATGAAAGATGAGGAAGAACATGAATTTGAATTAGTTAGTAGAGAGGCAGCAATGAGTATACCATCTACGTTTTTCTTTTTATCTAAGACACTCTGTAAGGCATCTAACATTAGATTCGTTACAGCCTATGTTGATAAGTGGGATGGTCTTGATGTGTTAATCACAGCTTGTCCAACAGCACTTGAGGCTAAACCGTCAGGTAAGATATCGGTTAAGGTTAATACAACCTATAACAAGGATGTTAAAGCCGATTTTGAGATTGATAGCTTATTTGAATTTATGAATAACCCAGAATTAAGAGAAAAGATTTTTGGGACTAAAGTAGCAGATTTTGAAGAATTATAATATGGAAAATTTAATAGATATAGGTGGGGTATTTTACACCCTAGATTTAGCAACATACGGTAAAGAAATTGCCACATCGGACGATAGTATGGTGGGTGAGGAAGTAGAAGAGTCGGTTACTTTAGACAACACAGGGGCTCAAATTGAAAAGACAATAATTACTAGAAAATATGATAAGGCTAAAGAAATTGATGGGTCTAAATACGATGCGATTAGAATGTGTTTAGAGATACTACTTACATTCAATGAAGAAATTGATGATACATTAGGGGTTAAATTAGCAATGGAAAAAACCCCAATATCATTTAAAATAGCGTTCAATACGCTATTACAATATGGCATTCTAAAGGAAGTCGAATAATAACAAAACAAAAATTAAAAAAAATGGCAGAACAAACAAACCTACCAGAAAAAACACAAGAAGAGCAAGTTGCTGAATTATTAAAAAATTTAGACAATAAAGACTTTGCATTTTACTTCTTCACATTAGACACACTTGGAAACCCAGTTGCTGGCGTTGCTAACATTTATGAGCACGTAAAGGTTTTAAATGAGTTAGGATATAAGGCATATATCATGCACGAGAAAGATGACTACAAATTACATGGTGATGAATCTAGTATGGGTATTGATGATTGGCTAGGTGAAGAATATGCGGAATTACCACATATCTCAATTGAAGGTCAGCAACTTAATGTAACACCCGCAGATTTCATTATAATACCAGAAATATTTGCTAATATAATGGACCAAGTTAAACAGTTCCCTTGTAAGAAAATTGTATTCTCACAAAGTTATGATTACTTATTAGAGCTATTACCAATTGGTAAAAAATGGCACACCGACTTTGGTTTTTATGATGTTATTACAACATCACAAAAACAAGCTAATTATATTTCTAGTCTTTTCAACGGTATCAACACACACATCATACCTGTTGGCATTTCTGATATGTTCAAACCAAGTGATAAACCTAAAACACCAGTTGTAACAATCGTTACTAGAAATCATGGTGATGCTAAAAAGATAGCTAATGCATTTTATCTTCAATTTCCAATCTATAAGTTTGTTACATTTAAGGAACTTAGAGGTATGCCAAAAGACCAATTTGCCGAAGAATTAGGGAAGTCTTGCTTGGCTGTATGGATTGATGACCCATCTGGGTTTGGAACATTCCCACTTGAGGCTATGCAATCTGGTACACCAGTTATTGGTAAGGTACCTAATATGGTTCCAGAGTGGATGGAGAAAGAAGTTGAAGGTAATGAAGCAACATTATTAAATAATGGTGTTTGGACTAACACAACACTTAACATTCCAGAATTAATTGGAACGTTCATGAAAGTTTGGTTTGAAGATTCAGTACCAGAAGACATTATGAATGGTATGACAGCCACAAACGGTAAATACTCAATGGATAAACAAAGAACCGAAATTGAAAAGGTTTACGGGTCTATTGTAAGTAATAGAAAAACTGAATTCGAATCGGTTATAACACCAAAAACTAACGTAGAAACAAAAGCATAAAAATGAAAGAAGAAACACAAATCACAGTAGTACTACCCGTACACGAATTAACAGATGCGACAAGACCTTTATTTGCTAACGCAATTAAGAGTGTTGGTGAACAGATTGTAACACCAGATTCAGTACTTGTTGTCGTACCTAAGGGTAGTAAGGTATCAAAAGAATTATCATCTTATGATTATGGAGAAATAAAAAATATCGTAGAGATAGTTGAGAATGATGGTAAAACAGACTTTGCATCTCAAATAAACTTCGGTGTTGAAGCAGCAAAAACTGAATGGATATCTATTCTTGAATTAGATGATGAATACTCTAAAATTTGGTTTAAGAATGTTGTTACATACAGAAATGCGCATGAGGATGTCGATATCTTTATGCCTATCATCGTTGATGTTGATTCCCAACAACAATTTATTGGTCTTACCAATGAAGCTGTTTGGGCACAAAGCTTTTCAGATGAAATGGGTGTTTTAGATAATGGTGCTTTATTAGCATATCAAAACTTTAACATTGATGGTGTGGTTATGAAGAAGTCTTTATTTGAAGACTTCGGTGGTCTTAAACCAAGTATTAAACTAACCTTTGTATATGAGTTCTTATTAAGAATGACATTCAAAGATAGTAGAGTATTTATCATCCCTAAATTTGGGTACAAACATGTTAACCAAAGAGAGGGTTCTTTATTCCACGCATACAGAGATGAGTTAGACCCAACTGAGGCAAAATGGTGGTTATCACAAGCTAAGAAAGAATATTACCATGAACATGACAGGGTGATAAATTACGAAAAAGAAACTAACTAATGGAAAAAGCTGAAAACAAATCCAAAGCGGAACCGAAAAAAAGGGGTCGTAAAAGGAAAAATGATTTGTATTTCGGTCCAGAGCAAGAAGAAGCAGTAGTTAGATTCTTAGAATCAGATGACGTAATAGAGAGAAACAAAATCTATAATAAATTTCTTAGACATCCAATAGAAAAAATGGTGGAGTCAATTATCAGAACCTATAAACTTTATAGGAAGTCTGTAACATTTGAGGAATTACATACAGATACAATATCGTTTCTAATAACCAAAGCTGACAAGTTTGAGCCAGCACAGGGAAAGAAAGCTTACTCGTACTACGGTACAATATGTAAGAATTATTTGATAGGAATGCTTCAAAAAGATGATAGAGGTCTTAGACAATTCGCATCATTTGAAGATAATTATGATTCTCTGGAATCGAATGAAAACCTAAGCTATCGTATGGATAGTGATAGGTTAATCTTGAAGGATTTTATCAATAAGATTATTATCGAAGTTGAGACTGAACTTATTCAAGATTATCCAGATAAAAAGAAATTAACCGAAAATGAAATTAAGGTTGGTAGGTGTTTGATTGAAATACTAGAAAAATGGGAGACCGTATTCGATGATATGAAAGGTGGGGCTAAGTATAATAAGAATCAAGTCCTTGAGACTATGCGTAACTACACTAAACTATCAACT